CAGTTCGGTGTTCTTCGCCTCAGCCGCAGCGAGGCGTTGTTCGAGTTCTGCAATACGGGCCGCGTCATCCAGCGCAATATCAACGCTGGTGATTATTTTGTCACTCACCCCTCACCCCAGGCCTCGCGGCCTCAAGTTTTGCCAAATCCTCTTTCAACCGGCGAAGGAACGAGTCCTCGCCATCATCCCCCGACACAAGCCAGTCAATTCGCTGAGCGTAGACGTACGCCTCGTGCAGTTTCCTGACTGCGATCTGAAACTGCTCGATGACTTCTGGCGGCCAGTCGCAATGCTTTTGGTATCCCCACTTATCTACATCTTGCGATCCGTTGTTGCCGATCATGTCTTCGATTTCGTCGGCAATCCCGCTGATATGGGATTGCGAGTAACTGAAATGTCCTCCGCTCATCACTCCCCCTCACATAATTCAAATTTCAGGAGGTCATCCTCATACCAGACTTTATACAGCCTAGCTGGTAATTCTCTTAAGCATCCTACTTCTACAAACCCGCAACCCTCAGCACCCCAACTACTGACCGAAGACTCAATTGCGGCTTCAACAGCTTCGCTTGTGCAATCGCCATCATCAGCAAAGAAATGCGTTGGGGTTTCCAGTTGTTTAATTTTGGCCTTAGCTGCGGCGAGTGCTGCCCGCAGCTTGTCGTTTTCAGACAGATTGGTTTCGAGTCTTCGCGTGATGCAGGCTGGGCATCTGGACTTCCAGTACAGTTTTTCGGCTTGGCTGCCGCATTCGTAGCACGTTTTCATCACTCCCCCTTTCCTAAGCACAATCTGCCATAAATCGCTTTGGCCTTTTCAAAAACCCAATCTGGCATTTTGTCGTTTTCAAAGCACATAACATCATGTGCGAAAATGAATAGTTCTTTGTCCAGTTCATCCAACTCCTCCTCAACATCTGCTATACGCTGTTCTGCTTCTTCAAGTCTTTTTTTGAAATAACAAACATCACATAAATCCAAATCCGTATTTGGATTTCGCCCGTGTAGACGAGGGTTAATCGCATACGATCCACACTTGCACCTATCCATCACAAATCACCTTCAGGATTATCAATTTGATAGCTCCAATGTGTAGGAGGGAATCTATGCGGCCACCGACTCCATTCTCCTAATATGTACCATCCGGCATATTGATCAGTTGTGTAATTTCGTTCTGGGACTAAAGCAATCATATAGATTGGCTTTTTATCCTTTGGCATCTGCTCACCGACCGGAATCCATCGTGGTAGCTTCGACTCAGCCTCAGCGAGGCGTTGTTCATACGCTTTTCTAGTGTCGTGACACCCTGCCAGATACGCCGCTGTTAATTCATCATTGTCTTTTTGTTCAATCATCACTCCCCCCCTTATCTGTTAAGTTCCGCCAATTTCTTAGCGATACACTCAATGTCCTCCTGAGACAGCAGGCCGCTGTCAACAGGACGAAAACACCACGCCATGGGATAGCCGGTTATCGCATTTGTGTCGTTTGCGACAAGCTCGCCTAGCAAATCATTGTCGGAGTCGTAAACTTTTACCGTGTGCTCAAATTTCAGTTTCATCCTAACCCCATTCTTCCTATTTGTTCTTGTTGCGGACATTACCAAGGTTTCTCGACCTTGCCCTGATCCTGTAAACTTTTAACCCTGAAAAGCGAATCAAGCAGGTCGTCCAGCTCCCGTGCAATTCTCCCTCGAAACGAGTCTTTCAGATGACCTGTTACCGCTGCTGTCATTTCTTTCATTTTTGCGCTGAAATCCTCTGCGCAGACCTGTGTCATAATGTATTGAGCGCGGGACGTAGAGTTGTAATCTGATGCCGTTGGCTTCCCGTTTTTATCAACTTTTTGCGACCAATACGCATCCGTCAGCTTTGACAATTCTTTTCTTATGCTGGTGGCTTCGCCTTCTGGACGCCCAAAGCAGTCAACCTTTCTATACTCTTTTTCGAGCGCGTTATTGAACGCCTTTCCAATTTCTTCGGAAAGCAACGCGTGAACGGTTTCAGAAAAAACAGCATCTATTTTTTGGTTTATTCTGATCTGCGCCAAACTGTTAAAATCTTCGTTGTTAACAAACTCAGTAACGATTGCGTCTACGGCGAGTTGCTGTACTTTTTCTTCATCAAATTTAATCATTCCCACTTACTCCAATTGTTAGTTTCTAATGTCCGCTAAATACACAGAGCGGTCACTTGCACCACTCGTTAAACTCGTGCCGAACAGCAGGCGCGAGGGTTTCTGTTTCGAGCATTTTCTCTGTTTTTTCGCACCATTCGCTCCCTTCGCTGATAAACCCAATTGCCCAAGCCGCTATCAGGCCGATTAGAATAATCGTTGTGTAAATTACGTCCTTCATTTTATCCCACTATTATCAAAATCCAGGTTAATGCCAGCGCACCCAGGGTTATCAGTGCTATTGCTTTCACGCTACCCATCCCCACTGTTTTGCCATTGCTAAAGCCCACCCTTGCCATGTCGTTGAGCGAATTTTCCACCTATCGTCGCCAGGGCTTTCACGGTTCTGCCCGGAGTCGGTCTGATTGTTCCACCGCATGACATAGCTTCGCCCATCTTTTGTTTTGACCAGCCTGGGAGCGCAAAACAGTGTTGGCTTCAACTGTGGCAAGCCTTTCAGCCAGAGGCATGTCTTCTTGCTCGCATCGTCACCATACTCGTATGGCTGGATGAACTGGTCTGGTTCCCGCCATGCTGACGACAGAACGCCAACCGGATTCTCAATTGCGATCCGTGGGATTGGCGCGTCATACAACGCTTTGACGAACGCTATGGCTTCGCGCCTGGCTTCGCGCCTGGCTTCGCCAAAGAGTGTTCCGGGTTTCAGTTTCTGATGATATGGCGGTTCGCTATACGCCCATTCCGCGCTGCATGTCAGGTAAGTGCAGGGCGGGTGAAAAATTGCCAAGTCCCAACCTTCACAAATAATGTCCATCACATTGCCCTGATAATGTGGGCCGGCTTGATCACTCGGCAACAGGTCACAACTCACCGCATCATGCCCAAGTGCCCGAAACGCTTCGCGCACACGGCCCGAGTACTCACACCCAACCAATACTCTCACGCTACCCCCTTGCCGCAATCGCAAGTTGAGACAAAATAACGCTCATTTGAGCGGCGATGTTCAGTAGCTCGACAGGTTTGTTTCCTGCCAATTTCGCGTATTCGAGACAATCAACCAGGTCTTGAAGTTCTTCGTGACACCAGGCGAGCATGTCGTTGCGTGTTACGTCTATTGTTGTGTAGGTCATTGCATGTACTCCATTCCTGTTTTTTTAAAATCATTGTGAATCTTCTCGGCAGACTCCCTGATCCTACGCCAGCGGTTAAGGTCCATAAGTGCCTGTTGCGCGTCCCTGGCAAACGTGTTTTTGTTCTTTAGTCCATCACTCACGATGCGCTCAAGTCTCGCAACAATAAACTCAAGTTCAGTTATTCTGTTTTGCATGTTCATGGCTTTCCCCATGGTTGCTTATTAATTTGAAACTTGTCATTTCAAAGTGCTTATTGTTTCTTCTCAGCTTTATTTCGGCTTCTTTTGGATGACGCTTACCGCCTAGATCTGATAAAAAGTCGTCAACGGAAGCCATGACCGGAAACCCCCATGAAGTAAGGTTTTGTAAGGCTTTTTCGCGGGCATACCCTGGATGATCCAGGCACAGCCAAAGTGAATGGACCGGGAAAAATCCTTCATGTTCGTACAGGTCCATTTTGATGCTGTCCGGCTTGCCGATTTTTCTATGACGAACAAACGAAACGCTTGTTATATTGATTTTTAGGGCGGCTTCATCTTCAAAACTCAGCAATTCTCTTTTGCTGGCTTCTTTTTGGATCTTATCTTTTTTAGGGAACTGATAGCCGCACTCAGGGCATTCCATAATTGATGCGTGTATTATCGTTTCACACTCAGGGCATGTCTTAACGGGGGCAACACCTGGCTCGTCATTGTCACGCTGCTTTTTATGACTTTTCCTGATGCAATCTATCGGACCATGACGGTCAGTATTACCGGCAAAATCCAGAACAAGGCAGTTTTCCTTTCCAGCAGCAATACGCATTCCACGGCCAAGCATCTGGACGTAAAGCCCGGTTGAAAGAGTTGGTCGCAATACCGCGATAAGGTCCACTTGCGGTGCATCAAAGCCTGTCGTCAAAACATTTACGTTGACCAGACACTGAATATGCCCTTGCTTAAAAAGATTGATATTAAGGTCTCTGGCGTCCTGTTTTGTCTCCCCGGTAATGAGTGCGCAAGATATGCCAGCATCAGACAACAGCCTAGTTACATGCTCTGCATGGGTTACACCACAGCAGAAAACAATCCAGCTTTTCCGATCAGCGCCATACTTGAGTATTTCAGGGATTGCGCCTTCTGTCTGAGCATCAGCGGCCAGTTCAAGATCGCCAGCCACAAAATCACCGCCACGTTTTTTTACACCGTCTACGTCAATTTGTGACTTTGTTCTTTTAGGGACCAGTCGAGACAAAAACCCATCATCTATAAGTGGCTTTATCTCAATTTCATATGCAATGTCAGTAAAAAGTGTGTCATCACCGATAAGGTGGCCTGACTTCAGGCGATAAGGACTTGCGGTTAAACCAACAACACGCAATGATGGGTTTAGGTCTCGTAATCCATCAATCAAGCTGTTGTATTGACCCTCGCCATTAGCTGCAATCATGTGCGCTTCATCAATGATCACCAGAGAAAACCTTCCAAGATTTTCCGAATGCCTTGCAACCGATTGTATGGAAGCGAAAATGATCTGATCATCAAACCGGCGACTTTTAAGGCTTGCACTGTTTACCCCGGCTGGTGCATCAGGCCAGACCGTCAACAGCTTTTCGTGGTTTTGCGCGATCAATTCCTTCTGGTGTGTCAGCACAAGCACCCGAATGGTTGGCCTACAGTAAGTCAGCGCCATTGTAATTCCCGCGATTATCAGGCTTTTACCTGATCCGGTTGGCGCAACGATCAACGGGTTTCCGCTGCTTTCCTTGAAGTAGTTGAATAAGGCGTTATGAGCTGCCTGTTGGTAATGGCGGTATTTCATTAATAGGTCTCCATACGCTTTATGCTTCCAACTGTAGCGCGAGACACCCCGTAAATATTTGCTATGTCTTTGTATGGTATTTGCAGGTTTCTTATTTCTTCGGCCTGAGTATTTGTTAGTTTTGCTAAGCGATGTTTTTCACCTTTAGGCATTCTTCCCTTCTTTATCATATCCCGTATATTTCCAGCTTGATCTGACAAAAAAAGATGGTCAGGATTTACACATGATGGGGTGTCGCACTTGTGGCAAACATTAAGCCCTTGATGGATTTCGCCATAACTTAATATGTAAGAAAATCTATGTGCTAATAACTGTTTGCCAGTCTTAAACATAATTCTCCCATAGCCTTTATTGTTTAAACTTGCAATCCACAACCAGCAACCGCTATTTGGCTCAGTGATATATTTTTTATGAAATCTATCAGTGTCAGAGCCATCATCACGATCAACAACGGTAATATTTGAATCACCATATTTCTTAAAACGCTTATAATGCTTCATGCAAAACCCAAGGGCATTTGCATTGTTGTCACAATCCGGATTTGAGCATTTCATTTAGTCTCACTCCGAGTAACCCATCCATTAAACTGATTTCGCAAATAATCCAGATTCTTATCGGAAGCATTTTTCTCGTTAAGTAGAGCAAGTTCAGTACTTGGATAACTACAAACACCCTTTGGGCCGTTGTGTAGAACGCTGCCATCAGGCATCTGATAAGTGATGGTTTCCCCGTTACTGTCTGACTTGATGGCCTCGGCAAAAGGCACCAGATCAGGAATAAATCGATGCTGATCGCAGCCTTTTTCTTGCTGTGCCGTATCTATATCGCAATTCTGCTTGCGGCAGGACCAACGCCCTTGACCGTCCACCTCAGGGGTTGCGTGTATGCACGTGCGGCAGTTCACTTCTGCCACTTTCTTGTCGTGACAAGTTCCTTTGTGGCCACACCATTTGCACTCGTAATACGCACCGCTATCGGATATACCAACAGGCGGTCTATCACTGGAAATGATGCGCTCGGCTTTCTTAAACAGATGCTCAGCAACTTCTGGGTTGTAAGTGATGCGCTCGGCGTGAATCTGGTCGTCGTTTTTATTCACGGCCATATAGTAGGCAAACTTGGTATTTGACCAGTGCATATAGCACTGCATCTGCGCATAGTGCAGAGGCTTGGCCTTTTCAACACCATTAGCGATTAACTCCTTAAAAGCCTTATCGCCGGACGTCTTAAACTCGGCAACGTGCCACTCGTCAGACTCTTTCAGGCCTTTCAGCATGGCATCCAGGGATCCGCCAAAGTGACCGCCAACAGCAGCGAAAGTAAACTGCTTGCCGTCTTTGTTTCGGTCCACAACGCGAACGCCAGCAGACCGCAACAGGTTTATAAATGTTTCTTCCTCACGATGACCGCGCTGGAACAATCGCAGTATGCGTGGGCTGTGATCGCTTTTTGTTGCCCAACGGAAGCCGTACCACAGCTTACGCTCACAGCTTTCACCGATTATTGAAGCGCCCAGGTGAGGGCGGCCTCCTTTTTCGGCATTGTCGATTACAGCCTGTTCGATTGCTTCCAACGTGGTCATCACTTACCCCTTAAAATGGCAGGTCATCATCGGAAGAATTAAACGGGGCTGTTTCTGGCATCACAGGTGCTGCAGGCTTGCTTTCCTGTTTTGGCGCTTGTACAGCCTGGACCGGCTTTGCTTTAAAGTATTTGACCTTGTTCTTATCTCCGTATTGCGCGTCATGCTCTACCTTCACAACCATCAGCATCGGCTTATTGTGCAGCTCATTAGTTGCCTTTAACTTTTCCGGGTTCATGCCGCAGGCCTGGGCCATGCTGTACACCATTTCACGCGCAATGCGTTGGGCAACGCCCGTATGGTTCAAGAACAGATCCAGCCAAATCAGACGGTTTTTGTAAGGCCCATCGACGACTTTCAGTTTCATGTTCAGATAGTTAATACCTGATGATTTGCTGGTTTTTTCTTCCTCGGACTCAACAATTACTCGAAGCTCTGTCCCTTCAGGAATTACCTCGAAATTGTTGGTTTCAGGAACAAATTGACTCGCATTGAAATTAAGCAGCATCTTTGCTTACTCCTTTGGTTTTGGTTTTTAGCGATGGGATAAAGTCGGTAAACGGATTGACCCCAAGTTCAAGCGTCAAATCCTCAGTGATTCCAAAGCGGTTTTTGCTAACGTGGCTAGGAACCGGGTAGCATGTGACGATTCTCTCTCCGGTAGTTGTGGCTTTCTTACGTTGACCATCACCGCTGGTAAACGTCTGCAGCTTGATATAGGCCACGCAATCAACGTTATCGACGTAATGGCTTATTGATTTCTTATGCAGGCGCAGCGTGTATCGGCTGTAACTGTCCTGATCTGGCTGGTCGATGGTTTCAACATCGGCATGGGCGATATACACAATGTGCATACCTTTCTTCTCTGACAGTAAGTCACAACCAGCGCGAATGCGGCGGTGGTACTCTGCCATTGCGGTAAAGCCAGCCCCATATCCACCACAGGCCTGGGCAATGCTTTTAGGCTTTTTGGGATCGCTTTCGATGACTTCCTTTTCAATCAGCACATTCAATTGAGTAACCGAGTCAATTACCAGCGTTTTGAAGTCGTGTTCCTCACGCAATAAAACTCCAATTTGCTCAAGCACATCATTGATAGACTTGGCAACCGGGAACGCTTGCACGTTTTGACCGTGAAGCGCAGCCATCCCATCTTCAGCCCTGATAAACACCGGGCTCGGGAAAGTTGCGGCCAAGGAGGTTTTACCCATCCCGGCCTCACCCACTAGAGTTACGTGTACTGCCCTTATTTCAGGCGCAGTAAGGCTTGCTAGGCTAAATGCCATGAGTTTTGTGCTCCCTGTTATCAGTTGATTTCTTTAACGGTAACGGACGCTTTGGCAGGTTTCACCGTCAGTGCCTGACTTATAAGGCCGAAGTAAGCCGGTTCGTTAATCTCAATGTATCGCAACTCGGTCAGGCTGATTTCGGGCTTATAACGAACAAGCCGGTTTGCAAGGGGGGCGGGAATTTTGGCCTTAATTGTCTCCCATGCTTTTGCATCAAGAGTGCGGTTCATCTTGCCGGTCGTTGTTACCTTCCAAGTGTCGTTTACCGTTACGGTCAGGCTTCCTTCTGGCTTATGGCCAATGGCTGCAAGCAGCTCTGCTTCAGCTTGTGCGGCAATTTCCTGTGCGGTTTTAAGATGGGCTTTTGCACTGATGTATTGCTCTGTAAGACCAATAATGTCGGGTGCGCTAGAGGCTGGCTTTGTTTTAAGTGCGGTAATGTTGCTCATTTCAAAAGTTCCTGTTTGTTGTCTACGGAACTAATAATGAACCACAGGTACACTTTCGGTCAAGCAAAAAGTTCAAAATATTTTTGAAAGTAAAAAAAAGCCGCTGAAAGCGGCTTATTCATCTATATCTTTTCGTCTTTTTTTTAATCAAATCAATGTAATCAAGACCAAGCGAGGCTAAATGGTAGACTCTTTTGGGATCGTGAGAAACTGACACAATGCATTCAAGCAGGCAGCCATACTCCCTGACCATGAATCGGGATGCCTTTTACCCTTAGTGCGCTCAGCAACTTTTGCTGGAATGCGTTCCTGGCTATTTCTTTATCTTTTTCATTTTCGTAGTACATACAACAATTTTGGTTCAGCTTGCAAAAAACTTCACTTCGTGTATAAAATGAACCAACGGTACTAAAACGGTTCATTAGTAAATGCTAAAACCTAGCAGATTGAAAACAGCGATAGACATGATTGGCGGCCCGGTTGTGGCTGCCAGAGTGTGCGGCGTATCAAAACGCGCCGTGTATAAGTGGCTAAAAAGTGGGCGCTTACCGTCTACGGCATATAGCGGAATTTCACCGTACGCAGAAAAGCTCTCTAGCCACGAAAAAGCGTTATTCACAGCTGACTGGCTGTTGGATCGCAAAGCAAGAAAGGCGGCATAGGAGCAGGAAACGTGCACAAAGACCCCCTAGCAAAAAAAAGAAGTGAGGTTCAAAGTAAATCTAAACCACTACCAGGCAGACGTTGTTGAAGCACTGGCAAGACTTAACCGAAAACAAACCGCGACATTACTGGCCGAAATTATCGAGTCGTACATTGATCAGTTCGACCTATCACCGCAGGAGGCGACAACCCATGTAAAGAAGATACAGAAACGCGCCTAGCGAAAAAGGGGCAAAAAATGGAAAAAGAAATAGAACTGACCGTCAGTCAGTCAACCGCTGAAAGAATTACTTCAGAGGCAGCAAAACAGGGGGTTTCGACAGATGTTGTTATTCGCGACCTACTGCAGAAATACATTAAAACGGCAGGCAGCATCTTGCGGTTTGCCGCCAAAAATGGGCCAAAAAAATGATCAACACGGCCAGTGATATGAAAATGAAAATTGATTATGCGCTGGCTTATGCCGCTATGGGGTGGGCTGTTTTCCCGGTGCATTATATCCGTGAAGACGGAAAATGCAGTTGTAACGAAGATAGCTGTAAATCCCCAGGCAAGCATCCGGCAACCACCAACGGTGCGCTTGGGGCCACAACGAACCCCGAAGTTTTACGGTCATACTTCAAGGATGACCGAATGAATATTGCAATCTGCCCTGGCCGGTCAGACCCTAAGTTTACTGTCGTCGATGTTGACCCACGCAATGGTGGGGTTCAAACACTTGAGGCATTGACCGACATTCACGGGAATCTTCCTGATACCGTTACAGCTCTCACTGGCGGCGGGGGGTTTCACTATTTGTTTATTGTTCCAGAAGGTAAGCGAATAAAGGCGCTTGGTCCAGGTATCGACATTCAGTCAGGCAACAAATATATAGTTGCCGAACCTTCAAATCATTCAAGCGGCAATAATTACGCATGGGAGGGCAGTTCGGACCCTTTTGACGGCGTGGCTATGGCTTATGCCCCTGCATGGCTGTTGGAAGACATAAATGCGACAACAGAAGCGCCAGAAATCAAAAGCAATGACGCTCCAATATCAAACGAAACAATCGCAGATTTGCGGTCATGCTTTGCTTATCTGGACGTTGACAGTTATGGGAGCTGGCTACAAATCGGGCAAGCGTTACATGCTGCAAACTCGGGCAATCAGGGGTTTGGGCTTTGGGTCGAAGCCAGTCAGTTATCCATTCATTATGACCCCGCAGAGTGCCGTAAGAAGTGGGGCACCTTTACCGCAAGCAAAGGCATCACAATAAAAAGCCTATTCAAACAGGCTCAAGATAATGGCTGGCTGAACCGTGCATCGAATCTGCAATCACCCATTTCAGAAATCCGGGCCAATTTTGAGCCACTTGAGATTGGTGACGATCTTTTAAGTCAGGTCAGTAAAATCAAAAAGCGCCAATGGCTGATTTTAAGCCATTTTCTGCGTGGTTATGTCTCTGCTACGTTCGCTCCTGGCGGCGTTGGCAAGTCAATGTTTCAGTTGACACTTTCCGTGTCGGTTGCGACCGGTATGGACCTGCTAGGTCTCGGCGTTGAGGAATCCTCCCCGGTTATGGTCATTAACAACGAAGATGACTACGACGAGATGAAACGTCGCTTGGCGGGTATTTTGGTTTATTTCAAGATTCCGCCAAGTGTGCTCAAGGATCGACTTTTTATGCTGTCGGGGTACGGAAATCCGTTCACGATTGCCCGAAGGCTCCCAGATGGAACGATCATAGCGTCACCCGAGTCGGGCAAGCTGACCGACTTTATAAAGGAAAAGGGGATTGGCCTTGTATGTCTTGACCCTTTTATCAGCACACATGAGTCGGAAGAAAACGCCAACACCGAAATTAACAAGGTAATCAGCCAATACAAGCACATTGCACACGAAACGCAGTGTGCAATCTCACTTATCCATCACACTGCCAAGAACGGGCAAGACTCAGAAGCCCATGCAGGGGATGCCAATTCAGGCCGTGGGGCATCCAGTTTAAAAGACGCAGCACGATGCGTTGATACCCTTGCGAAGATGAATCAAGAAACAGCCGCCAAGCTGGAAATCGCACCGGAGGAACGCCCCCGGTACATACGCATGGACAACGGAAAGCTCAATTTTGCGCTTGGGCTAGGTGAGGCTCAGTGGTTTTACATGAACTCGGTCCAGATACCCAATGGTGATTGGGTTGGGGTGCCTTGCCCGGTATCGCTTGCCCACTTGTTCGACCGGGCAAGTCAATCGGACAAGCGGGTTAAATGGACACCAACAATGGTCGCAGAGGCTTTCCATAACCTGATGCCAAAAGGGGTTGATTCGATACCTTTCAGCGACATTAAAGCCAATTTCATGGAAAGGCACGATATATCCGACAGCAAGGCAAGAGAGAAATCTACGATGATTTCTGCGAGCCCCAAAAGCCCTACCAGAATAAAGGTCCATAACGATTATATCGACTTTTGGTACACGAAAGAGAAGCAAACGAGCCCGGTAATCATCCATAGGTGCTACCGATGATACGCATAAAAAGTAACCTTTTTTTATACCCCTCAAAAAGTATGCCGGTTTTGACTTGCCCGGTTTATTTTTCCGGGCAAGTTGCGGGCGAGCAAGCTGCAGGCCGCATGAATCCTAGCTTGTCCGGTAAATTGCACTCACTTGCCCGGTATTTTCAAAAATTACCGGACAAGCGGGCAAGTGCTCCTCTGCAGCCCAATAACGGCGCGGCTTCCAGCTTGCCCGGTATTTGCCCCCCTAAAGGGGGGAAGAACGCCCCCGCTTTAGGCGGGGCGCGTTCGCCCTTTGCGGGGGGTATCGGCGGCGAGAAAAACAAAACCAAAAAATAGGTAACGATATGATCACGATTTACATACCGGGCAAGCCGGTTGCAAAAGCCAGAGCAAGATCAACAAAAAACGGTCATCACTACACGCCCGAAAAGACACGGACCTACGAGGGCATTTGCAGGAGCTTAGCCATGGACGCAGTAGGCAATCGTCCACCAAGCCAGATGCCAGTCAGGGTAGATATGGTAATTTCAATGGAAGTCCCATCATCATGGCCTCGCTGGAAAGCCAAGAGCGCCCTAGATGGTCAGACTGCCCCTACCACCAAGCCTGATGCCGATAACGTGCTCAAATCGCTTCAGGATGCGTTTAATGGGGTGGTTTGGGTCGATGATGCGCAAATCGTCCAGTGTAGCATCCAAAAAATCTACTCAGATCGCCCTGGCGTGTTGGTTACGGTTTATTTTTTGGACGCCATGCCGTGTCAGGTTTCGGCCAATCCAGATCGGAGTAAGACGGCATGACCCCATCCCATAACGCTATCCTGAACTACCTTAAAAACCACGGCCCTATGTCACACGACGACCTGGGACGTGCGCTCGATATTCTCCCCAGCGTGGTGCTCGCTGAGCTGATTAAGCTGAGCCAGGCCAATCAGGTCAGGCCATCCATGCTGGGGCAGTGGTTTTACATCGGAGGGCGGGACAACGATGAGTCTTGAATCAAGAATTATAGATCATCTGGACAACATGACCACGAAGGTCACGAGTCAGCAAAAGCTCATAAAAGCACTTGATGTAGACAAGGGGCATTTAAGCACTGCACTCGGTCGCTTAATGCAGAGCGGGCACGTTGCTTATGACTCCAACCGCTGTGGGTATAAGCGGGGCAAACCTGACTTTATTCGGCAGTGGCTTTCGAGGCCGTGGCGATAGTAGCAAGTTGCCGACATAAACAAAGCGCAAATCAAATAAGTGAACGGTGGTTCATTTAAAGGGGGTGAATATGAAAGCACACGAAATCTTAAATCAGGCCCAGACCGAAATGCAGGACAGGGCAAAGACCTACGACAAGCCAGCCGGTGAGCGGTCAATGGGAGCCTGCATAAACGCTTTCGAGGCAATAACGAAGGTCAAGCTGACGGTGGAACAGGGCTGGCTGTTTATGTGCTTGCTGAAAGCTGTCAGAAGCCAGCAGGGTGACTACCGCGCAGACAATTACGTTGACCTGGCAGCCTATGCAGGATTGATGGGAGAAGCGGCAAGCGATCCAGATTACCGGGATCGGCGTTTGAACGGGTTACGAGCTATGAAAGACGAGGCAAGGGGTTTGCCTAAGCATAGTCAGCCTGTGTCGCCGTTTGAGTGTCGATCGTCATATAGCGATGAGCTGAAAACTATTTTTAACGACGCATTCAGGTCAACGGAGATTCCTGGATGGCACGACATAACGCCAGAAGAAGACGAAGCGTGGTCGAGGCGAGAGAGTCAGATATTCGAGGATGCGTGGAACGAGGCGAAAAATCAGGAGTTCGCGGAACAGTGGGACGAAAAGCGCATGGACGTTATCGGGCAGAACGGAAACGGGGCAGAGCATTACAATTTTGAGAGTGACAACCAGACGGTTGACCATGAGGGGCGTTTATATATAAGAGCAACTGACAGGTCCGACTATGTTTTTGGTCATTACGGCGCTTACTTCGAGCCTGCATTTATGGATGGTGGGCCTTT